TGGATTGTTAAATTTAAACATAGATTCAAAATCATCATAACTATAATCTAATTCTAAACCCATAAGATATAATTCGTAATCTCTACTTACTAAAAGAACATTATCAATTATACAATCATTTCTTTGATCTTCTTTTGTAAAAGACCATTCATAATTAAAACCTGCACAACCTCCACCTTTGACATCAAGTCTAACATACTGATTATCATTTTTTTCACTTAACTCTTTTAATCTTTTAAATGCATTGTCTGATAATTTTATCATTCTACTATTAATTTACCTTTTGGAACTGATTTACTTCTAACGATAGAACCATCTTTCTTTTTAGAAATAGGATGTGAATCTTTATTACATGTTATAACCATTTCATGTTTATTATTAATTGTACTAAAGATGTGTCTTGCAGCTGTAATTAAATACTTACCTGATTCTAATTCATCAAGAAAACCATTTTCTTTGGCAGTTAAATCTGGTTTAGTAAAATTAATTGTATCACCACATGCAAGAGCTGTGTGTCCGTTTACTTTCATATTACGACTAAGTGTTGTTGCTAATTCAACCATTTTACCTTTTAGATATTGAACAGAATCTTTTTCTGTTGAAGTTGTATAACTATAACTTTCAGTCTCTTTATTATAATGTAGTGGATCACCACCTGTTGTTTCATCTACTTGATATGGTATCAGATGAATATTTGTATCTGGGTAGTCTGAAATTCTTGAACCATCTTCTTCAATAGCATCATCATTGTATATTGGTTTGTCTTTATCAGAATTTTCAATTCTAGGAAACTTTTTATAATCATCAAAATAATTATGTTCTTTTGTTTCTATCTTTTTATTAAAAATATCAAGGGTTCTTAACTTGTTTGCTAATAGACCACTAACAATATTTTTTAACATATCACTATTGTTATTTGAATCATCTTGAAGAACAGTACGATATTCTTTTTCAATGTCTTTTACTTTAGACCCAACATCATCTAATTCGCCTGGGTCACCTAGATTAAAATCACCTTTAGTATCTTGATTATATAAACTTTGTAATGTTCTAAAATGATAACCTCTTGTATTTTCAAAGAAAACATAAAAAGGACTTAGTGAATTAGAAGATACAGACTCCTCTACTATGCTCTGTATAAATTGAAATGGGTGCATATTAGGAACAACATATTTTCTTACACCAGATGCTTCTTCAATATAAAGTTTTTTAGAAGTATTAATAGAAAAGTCACTTTTCATAAGTGTTTCAAATATTTCACTTGGACTACCAGTTAGACTTTTAGATACTCTTTTTCTTAGATTAGTCAATGCTTCTGGTGAGATAAACGATAATTCAAAAACTTCAGCATTTAACGATGAATCATTTCTTGCACCAATTTTATACACAGAGAATACATTTTCTGTAAAATCAAAACATTTCTCAACATCATTGCTTTCAAACCCTGGCGTTGTTATTTTTAATCTAAGATAATCTTGTCCTAAAATTTGTGTTTTAGTTATTAAACTATTTGTATCGTAACAAAGGATAGAACCTTTTAATGCATTTGAATAAATGTCTTCGAATAAATTGATTTCTAAAATAGAACTACTAAGATTAATGACTAATCCTGCTGATGTGACTAATTCACATTTCTCAATTACAAATTGACCTGCATATTGTACCGTACTCATTTAAATCACCGTTTCTGATATTTTTTCTTTAAATTCTGCAACAAACTGATCTACATATCTAGGGTCTAATAGTTTGATTCTTCTTCTTTCGTTTTGTAATTTTTCTTCAAAATCATAATTAGTAATAGCAGTTGCACTTGGATATAAAGTATTTGATGTACCAACGTCTATTTTAATATTGCCATGACCAGACTCTTGAGTAATTTCGTAATGATGAACTGCACTAATATTTTCAATACCATACTTATCTTTCATGTATAAATCAAATTGTTGTTGTGTCATTGGCCAATCATGGTATCTGTCTTTTACTTTATTAAATAGTAAAATAACCCAATGTAGATTTATGTCACCATATAATTTGTGTGCTATCATTTCTGGTGTTTCACCTTCTTTAACATCGTAAGTATCAAAAACAGCTGTATTATCTTCTACCTTTGTTCTTACCACAACTCTTCTTAAAATATTAGTTACATCTTTTAATTCACCATTACCTTCGGAGTCGTATGGGATAACAGGAAAGTTTTGAAAAAATGACATCTAGTAACCCTCGTAAATTCTTTCTTTTGTAATTAATTCCATTTCTGAGAACTCTAGTGTACATTGAGTTTCAACAGGTGGAGCACCTTCTTCGTTAGGTGTAAATGTTCTAAATCTATCGCCACCATATGTGACTGTAATATTTTCCAATACACATGTTGATATTTTTTGTAAGTATTGGTTTTCATTACCATCATACATATATTGTATATCAAATGTATTTGGAACTCTCATCTTTCTACCTGCTCTGTCACCACCAACAAACTCTGGTGCTGCATTTGCTCTAAAGGCAAATATAATATTTCTTACTTCGTCTGACTCTCTTTTGTTTTTAGGTAAAAATTTAAATTGAAATTGGAACTTTCTTTTGTTTAAACCTTTGAATGCTAATTCCATTCTATCAGCAACAATGGCACCTTGTGCCGCTTCGTATGCTTCTCTCGTTCCTTGTAAACCAGGTATTGCACCAACAGCTGCAGTTGCAGTTTTCATTAAACCCTCACTTAGACCTGTTCCTAAATTTTTCATTGTTGAACCAATAACTTCGGCAGTCCCAGCACCACTCATTATTTGTCCGTAGGCATCTGTTGCCGCTCTTGCACCAGAACCAATTTCAGTATCAGTATAATTAAATTGATTGATATAAGTTGCTTGTGGTGGCATGTATAATGCAATCGCAGTATCTAATCTTACAGTTGGTGCTCTTTTTAGATATGCAGTTGAACCACCTGCCTTATAAGGTTTTGGTTTAGTTTTTCTTTTACTTAATGCTTTTTTAAACCCAGGGTCAACCATGTCTAAATGTTGTTGATTTTCATACCCATTTGTATTCTCTTCTCTTACAGCAGTATCACCTACCATTCTTGTAATGTATTGTGGAACATTGGCTTGTGATGCATTTTCAATAACTGAAGTCTCACCATCTTTTCTTTCGCCAAATCTTAATTCTGCGTCTTGTTGTTCATTGATATAGAACATAACATAGTGTCCTTGATTACCGATACCTGGGCCACCAGTGACATCTAGAGGGAAAGAGAAGATATTTGTTGGTTTATTGAATTCTGCACTAGATTTAGATACAGGTCCACCTTGTCGATTAACATCTTGCAAACCTAACTGTTTACGCAAGATACCACTGACTTTTCTGATACCGTAAGAGGCTGCTGTACTAACTGCTTGTGTTTTTAAACCTTTTATTATGCTCATAGATAAATATTCCTTGACTATTGTACTATTTATATGTTATAAAGGAGTTAATAATGACTTATAGTGGCAGATACATACCGAAGAATAGAGAAAAATATAGAGGTAATCCTTTAAAGATTATTTATCGTTCTATGTGGGAAAGACGATTAATGGATTATTGCGATAAAACAACGAAGGTAATTGAGTGGGGAAGTGAAGAAATAGCAATACCCTACACATCACCTGTCGATGGTAGATTGCATAGATATTTTCCTGATTTTTATATGAAGGTAAAACAAAAAGATGGTTCAAATAAAAAATTCATTATTGAAGTAAAACCAAAATCACAACTTAAACCACCATCAAAAAATCCCAAAAGAAGAACAAAAAGATGGTTATCTGAGGTTCATACATATGCAGTAAATAGAGCAAAGTTTGACTCTGCAACGGAATACTGCAAAGATAGAGGATATGAATTTAAGATATTAACGGAAGACCACCTAGCACCCAATTATAAATAATAGTAGGATATAAATATGGCAGTTTCAAAATACATACAATCAGTACAAAAAGCAGCTGGGGGTAGACCTAGAAGCACTGAATGGTATAAAGACAAGATTAAAGAGTTTGGTACCCCAGGCGCACAACAACTTATTAGAGACGGTAAAAGAAAAAGAACTGTAGAGTTTGGTAAACTCAACATGTTTTTCTATGACCCAAAGTTAAAAGCAAAACTACCTTACTATGATACTTTTCCTTTAATACTTCCTATAGAACAATACAATGATGGGTTCTTAGGAATTAACTTACATTACTTGCCTATTCCTCTTAGAATTAGATTATTAGATAGATTGATTGACTTTTCATCTACAAAAGATTTGACAAAAAAAACTAAAATACAGGCAGATTATCAGAGATTAAAAAGAGTAAGATTAATCAAACCTACACTAAAGAGGTATCTAAATACTAGAGTGAAGTCTGATTTTCGTCTTATAGATGCTGACGAATGGACTGTTGCAACATTATTGCCCGTTGCAAGATTTAAGAAAGCATCAACAAATGAAGTCTGGCGAGACTCAAGAAAGATGATATAATATGTCTAAAAGAATGGATATATCGGATGATACTGCTGTATCAATGCCAGTAAGAAATATGCTCGCTATAATTGCGGCAGTGGCACTTGGAGCATGGTCATACTTTGGTATGTTAGAGCGTCTAAATATATTAGAGACTAAAGCAGTATTGGCAGAAAAAGATTTGCAATCTCACATAGAGAGATTAGAAAACGATTTAACAAAAAATACAGAGTTTAGAATTAAATGGCCAAGAGGAGAAATGGGTACTTTACCTGCTGACTCCGAGCAATACATGCTCATCGAAGACCTTTACAAGACGCTTGAAAAGGTAGAAAAACAATTAGAAGATATGATGCATAATAAAGTTAACATAAACTTTATAACAAAACAATTAGAAAAAGCCTTAGAAGATATTGAAGAATTAAAAGATAAGGTTAGAATAAACGGAAACGGACATTCGAAAAAGGAGTAGATATGATAGAAGTAGTAGTGGCTCTTTTGATGATAATGAATGGCGAAATAAAAGAGCATAGAATACAAGAAAACATGGCCATATGCCTCAAGGGTAAAAGGATAGCTGAAAGACAACCAACAATGTCTGTAAGGTATCAATGTATAAAATCAAAGGCAGAGCTTGAGGTAAACATAGATGGTTCTAAAGGAATCAAAGCAATAATATTGGAAAAAAATTAAAATGGCAAGAAGCAGTTTACTAGATGGGTTTGCATACGGAGTACTAAATGAAATCTTAGCAGGTTTTAGAAGTCAAGATGGTTATGCTAGACCTACAAAGTATGAAGTAATAATTACACCACCAAGTGGTTATAGAGGTTCTGGTGGACAAGCGGCCAGTTCAAATATATTTGGTGCAAGCTTGCAACAAAAAGGAACAGATTTAGTAAGAAGAGTTTCTATGGAAACAACACAGGTTTCATTTCCTGGTATGACTTTAGAAACGCAAGAAGATACAAACATTTATGGTCCTGTAAGAAAAGTTGTTTCAGGTCAAACTTTTGCAGAGCTTAGTACAAGTGTTAGAGTATCATCAGATTTTAGAGAAAGAAATTTCTTTGATGATTGGCAAAGAATAGCTGCAAATAGAACAGATTTTTCAGTAGGATATTATGACGATTACGTTGGAACTATGCAAATATTTCAACTTGATAAGAATGATAGAAGAAGACATGGTGTAGAGTTAGTAGAGTGTTACCCATCAACAGTTGGAGAACTACAAGCAGATTATGGTGTACTAAACTCTATTTACTTAATGCCTGTTACTTGGTCATATAGATATTGGAAAAATTTAACAGATGAGGCAGAATTGCCTAAACCACTTCTAGAAAGAATTGGCGATGTGTTTGTTAATACTGTT